AAACGAGCCACGTAAGAATATTCACGTTCCAGCAGAAGAAGAAGTTGTTGAAGCTCAAGAAGAGATTACAGAAACTCGTGAGGGCGTTGAAGCAACGGAAAACGAAGATGGATCAGTCGACATTGACTTTGATCCAAATGCTGCATCAATGGAAGGTAGTGATGAACACTACGCAAACTTAGCAGAATTTTTACCAGACCAAGTTCTATCCGAAATAGGTGCAGACCTTTCCGGAAAATACATGGATTATAGTATGGGTAGAAAAGAGTGGGAAAGAACTTATACTACCGGATTAGATTTATTAGGATTTAAATATGATATGCGAACTGAACCTTTCCAAGGAGCATCGGGTGCTACTCACCCAGTTCTTGCAGAAGCTGTTACGCAGTTTCAAGCGTTGGCATATAAAGAATTATTACCGGCTGATGGGCCTGTCAGAACACAATCCCTCGGTGCACCCAATCCAGAAAAAACAAAACAAGCAGAGAGAGTAAAAGATTACATGAACTACGAGCTCATGGAAAAAATGAAAGACTATGAGCCCGATTTTGATCAAATGTTATTTTACTTACCTCTAGCAGGATCAGCATTTAAAAAAGTTTATTATGATGAATTAACAGAAAAAGCAGTTTCAAAATTTGTACCTGCAGATGATTTGATTGTTCCGTATACGGCTACCTCATTAGACGAAGCGGAAGCAATCATACATCGAGTTAAAGTTTCTAAAAACGAATTAAGAAAACAACAAGTCGCAGGTTTCTATAAAGATATAGAACTAGGGACTCCTTCTTCAATAGAAGATGATGTTAAGAAAAAAGAGAGAGAACTAGAAGGTCAAAGAAAAACTAAAGATGACGATGTTTATACTCTTTTAGAATGTCATATTAATTTAGACCTAGAAGGTTTTGAAGAAACAGATCAAGAAACAGGTGAACAATCTGGAATTAAAATTCCTTACATTGTAACCATTGAAGAAGCGTCAAGACAAGTTTTAGCTATTAAACGAAATTATGAAATTGGGGATCCGAAGAAAAATAAAATAGAATACTTTGTTCATTTTAAATTTTTACCTGGACTAGGTTTCTATGGCTTCGGTCTCATCCATATGATTGGTGGTCTATCAAGAACTGCAACCGCAGCTCTACGTCAATTATTGGATGCGGGTACGCTCTCCAACTTACCCGCCGGATTTAAAATGCGTGGGATTAGAATTAGAGACGATGCGCAATCAATTCAACCAGGCGAGTTTAGAGATGTCGATGCTCCTGGTGGTAACCTAAAAGATTCATTTATGATGTTACCATTTAAAGAGCCTTCTCAAACTTTACTATCGCTTATGGGAATTGTAGTTCAAGCTGGTCAAAGATTTGCATCAATTGCCGATTTACAAGTTGGTGATGGCAATCAACAGGCAGCTGTTGGAACAACAGTAGCTCTACTTGAAAGAGGAAGTAGAACAATGTCAGCGATACATAAAAGAATTTACTCAGCTCTTAAACAAGAATTCAGATTATTAGCAAGAGTATTTAAACTATATTTACCACCGGAATATCCGTACGACGTAGTTGGGGGTCAAAGAATGATTAAACAAGCAGACTTTGATGATCGGGTAGATATACTGCCAGTTGCTGACCCTAACATTTTCTCTCAAACTCAGCGTATTTCCCTTGCGCAAACAGAGTTGCAATTGGCAGTAGCGAATCCACAGATGCACAACATGTATCAAGCTTATCGAAACATGTATGAAGCATTAGGTGTAAAAGATATTGATCAGTTATTAGTAAAACCACCTCAACCGACACCTATGGATCCGGCATTAGAAAATATTTTAGCTCTTAGCTCAAAACCATTTCAAGCTTTTCCAGGTCAAGACCATAGAGCACACATAACAACCCATTTAAATTTTATGGCAACGAACATTGCTAGAAATAATCCAATGGTTATGGCTGCAATGGAAAAAAATATAATGGAACACATTTCATTGATGGCTCAAGAACAAATTGAATTAGAATTTAAAGAAGAGCTTCCGCAATTACAGCAAATGGGACAAATGGCTCAACAGAATCCGCAAATACAGAATCAATTGATGATGATGCAACAAAGAATTGAAGCAAGGAAGGCTATTTTAATCGCAGAGATGATGGAAGAGTTCATGAATGAAGAAAAGAAAATTACTTCTCAATTTGATCATGATCCAATTGCTAAATTAAGATCAAGAGAGTTAGATCTTAGAGCAGCAGATAATTTAAGAAAAAAACAACAAGATGACGAGAGAATTAATCTTGATCGGATGAAGGCAATGATGAATCAACACACTCAAGAAGAAAAGATAGAACAAAATGAAGAGCTAGCTCATTTAAGAGCGGATACTTCGATTGAAAAAACAATCTTAGGTAAGACTCTCCCAAGTGTGGATAAGATGATACCTAATGTTGATATTGAAAAATATAAAGGAGAAAATAAATGACGCTAAACATTAAAAAAGCAATAAAAAAGCCTGGAGCATTGAGAAAGTCCCTTGGAATTAAAAAAGGGGACACAATTCCAGCATCTAAGTTACAAGCAGCAGCTAAGAAACCAGGAAAACTTGGACAAAGAGCTAGATTTGCTGTAACATTAGGTAAGTTACGTAAAAAATAAGGAGAAAAAATGGCTAAAGTAGATGCAAATAAAGCATTAAATGTAGGTAAAGATGGTTACCAAAAAGGTGGCATCGATATTGAAACTCCAAGTCAAAATTTGGAGAGAGATTCTAGATCAAAAACTCTTGCAGATGGTATGCAGTGGAATGTAATACCAACTGGCGACAAGGTTGAGGTCAAAGGAACTAAAAGAATGCTAAAATCGAAAAGCAAGACCGCAACTTGGTACTAGTATGTGGTTTGGTGCTATTAAATTAGCTCTTAACGCTGGAACACACATTTATAAAAAGCGTCAAGAGACAAAAATGGCTATGGCGGATGCACAACACATGCATGCGCGAAAGATGGCCAG